CTCAATTTTTTGGTATGTCAGGTGCAGAAGCAAAAGAAGCATCTGCTAATTTTTCATTAACTGATGATCAAGTAACAGAAATAGATAAAGCAAGTCATAATTGGTATGCTAACCAAGTTAAGAAAACTTATGAAAGTAAAGATCATAAAGTTGCTTGGGACGATTTAAGTGAAGCTATGCAAACAGTAATTGCATCAGTAGGATTTCAACACGGAACATCATTTACAAGAAAAGATGGTTCTGAAATGAATTATATAAAACAAGCTAGAGATAATGACGTAGATGGTATGATTGCTAATCTTCGTAACTTTGGTGATGATTTTAATACTAGAAGAAACAAAGAAGCAGATTTGTTAGAGAACGAAAAAAAAACTCTAGCGAAACAATTTAAACCTATAGATATAACTAAACAAAAAGATTTATTTAGTGAATTACCAGATGTTAGTAGAGGTTTGTTTTTAGATAAAGCATATAACTATAGTGAATACCAAAAGTTTCTTGAAGAACAAAGCACATTTACAGAAGCAGTAAAAGCATCAATTAGAGAGAATACAATCTTTGCTAATGCTTCAGATATATTTTTTAATAAAACTTTTATACAACAAGATGGCTTTAGTTTTGATAATAATAAACAAGATTTTTTTGACACAATTAAAAAATATAATTTAAAAGGTGAGTATGTAGATGATCTTGCAGATGCTCTTAATCCTGCACATTTAGATTATTTAGGACAAAAGGCTCAACGACATCAACAAAATGCTGAACTATTAGCTTCTCTTGGTTGGAAAGGTATTGCATTACAATTTGGTACATTTCTTTTAGACCCTGTAAATTTAACAGGATATGGAGCTTTGTCTAAAGTAATGAAAGGTACTCAATTTTTAACTGGTTTAAGTAGAAGACAACACTTTGTTAGAGCAGGATTGGCTTATGGTACAATGGAAGGAGCTCTCTATAGTCCTGTTGTAGCAAATAATCCTACTATGGGTCTAAATGACATAATAATTACATCAGCTTTAGGTGGTACTCTTGGAGGGGGTATCTCTGCATTATTGTCTAAATCTATCAAAAATGTAGGAGTTGCCACTCAACGAGCAGACTTGTTTGAAAACAATTTAACACCTACTAAACAAGCTGAACAAACAAAATTTAAGAATGTAAAACATACTGTTGAAAATAAAAAACTTCAGAAAGACTTATTTGATACAGATATGGTTGAAGGCATAGAGCCAACTTTTCCTGTTTTAAGAAACTTACCATTTGCAGGATTTAGTATGACTAGATCAGGAACTTTAGGATCAAGTATGTCAAAAGTAGCTAAAAAGTTTGCTTTTGATAATTTAGAAGACCCTATTGGTTGGTCAGTTAAAGAAAAAGGTTTAGTTAAAAAAGATTTTGTAGCACAAGAACCTACAACAGAAATTATTAGAGATACAATGGTTATGGAAGCTCATAACGTTGTTTATACTAAAGGTGGTCTTAATGATGCTATGAAAGGCTACTTAAAAGCTAGAGGATTTGGTGGCACATTAGTTAGTGATGTTAAAGGCTTCTTTCAATTTGGACATAAAAGAGACTTTATGTATAAAGTGAAAAGAGCTATGGTTGCATTAAGTAAACCTGCAAAATTAAGAAACGCAGGAGAATTAGAAATACTTAATGATCCAAACATTGTTAAAGGTGCTAATGCTTATGCAGATGGTTTTGAATTATTTGCTAAAAAATTAAGAGAAGCAGGTGTTGAGGGTGCTGAAGATTTAGCGGCAAACACAGGCAGATATTACGTACCAAGAAAAATTAGTTACGATAGTTATTACACTTTGCAACAACGAATTGGCGAAGATGGTATGGAAGATTTAATTACAGGTGCTATCGCTAGAAAACAACCACTTTTAGATAGATTAGAAAATCCTATTGCAAAAGGTGGAGAAGTAAAAATTAAAACTGATAAAGGTAAAACTGCAAAAATATCTATAACTAAAGCAAGACTTTTAGCTAGAGTTATAATGAAGTTTGCAAAATATAATAGCAGACAAGGTGGTTTTGATATTGAACAACTTGTAAAAATTAGAGACCCTCAAAAATTAAAAGAGTATATTGATGATGTCTTTTCTAATTTAGATGATGATATTAGAAATGAATTATTTACAGGTTTATCAAAAGATCAAATTAATATTATTACATCTGGTAGATTTGAAGCAAGAATAAGACTTGATGAAAACTACGAACACGTTTTAACAACAGGAAAAGCAAAAGGTCAAACTGTTAGATTAGATGAAATTTACGAAAACGATATTGATATGTTGTGGCATTCGTACACAAATGAAATGTCAGGTTGGTATGGATTAGCTAGTAAACTTGGTGTTAAAAGCAGAAGTGAATGGTTAAAATATAGCAATCAAGTTAAAGATGATATTACAGATAGTTATAAAAATAATCCATCAGGTAAAATTAGACAACTTGTAAATAGAGGTCAACCTGTTGATGAAATGGCTATTACTGAAGAACATAAAACTATAGATAGTTTCTTTAATAATCTTATGGGACGTTCAACAGAAGGGGGCGATCCATCACAAGGTTATCAGGCGTGGTTAAGAGATTTAAGACGATTTAATTTTATTAGAGTTTTAAACCAAGTAGGTGTTGCACAGCTTCCTGAATTTGGAGTTGTAACTTCACAAGTTGGTTTAAGAACTATGGTTAATCAAATACCTGCAATTAGAAAAATATTTGATGATGCCGCCGCAGGAAAATTACCTGATACATTTAGAAAAGATTTTGCAATTATTGGAGCATCAAATGGTGATGACCACATTTATAGATTACATCAATCATTAGATGTTTTAGATAGAGGTTCTGCAAAAACAGATTTTCAAAAAGGTGCACTACTTTCAAAAGCAGGTGCTAATGCGGCAGAAAAAGTTACAGGTTATACTTCAGGTTTATTACACATAGATAGTTTACAAAGAAAATTAGCTATGCGTGGTTTTGTTCATAATCTTGCAGAAGATTTAATTGAAGGTACTAAAAAGGGAAATTTAATTGAAAGTTTATCTAAAGGTAAACTAAATAGATACAGAGTATTAGGTTTAAGTGATAAAGATTTAATAGCTTTAGCAAAAGAATTTAATAGCCCTAAAGTAGTAACAACAAAAAATGCTTTAGGATATAGAGTATTAAGTTTTGATTTTGTTGCTGTTAAAGATCAAGATTTAGTAAGAAGATTTGCTGTAGCAGTTAATAGATTTACTAGACGTTCTGTTCAGTACAATCATATTGGAGATACAAGTAGATTTTTTACAGACAATTCATTTGGAAAAACTATGTCTCAATTTAGACAATTCATAATGAATGCTTGGAACAAACAATTTTTACACAACGTTGCTATGGCTGATGCACAAACATTTTCTATGTTTATGTATACAACTTTAATTGGTGGTCTAGCATACACAGCACAAGCTCATTTTAATTCTGTAGGTATGTCTTCATCTGAAAAGAAAAAATATTTAAAGAAAAAACTTGGAGACGTTAAAGGAGGTGACTATAGTAAAATTGCTATAGCCGCTTTTCAAAGAGCTGGTTGGTCTTCTGTAATGCCACCATTTATGGATATGATTATGGGGCAGATAGCACCAGAGCATAGATTTAATACTAGATCATCTGGTCAAGAAATGAATTTAATTACAGGAAACCCAACTTATGATTTAATTTTTGGTAAGTTCTTTCCAATATTAGGATCAGGTTTAAAAGCAACTAGATCAGATTATGATTTTAGTAAATCAGATTTAAATAGAATAATGAGAATACTTCCATATCAAAACTTATATGGAATAAATCAATTACTTAACTTTTTAAGAGACAATTCTGGATTACCAGATAAAGGAGCGAGGAGTTTATATTAATATATGGCATTTGCAATAGATACATACACGGGTAATAATAGCACAACAAGTTTTAGTGTAACTTTTCCCTACATTGAACAAGCACACGTAATTGTTTCATTAGATGGTGTTACTAAAACTATAACTACAGATTACACATTTACAAATGCGTCAACGATTACTTTTACAACTGCACCTGCAACTGGTGTAGTTATAAAATTTACTAGATCGTCTAACAGAACGACACGACTTGTAGATTACCAAGACGGGTCTACACTTACAGAAGCTACTCTTGACCAAGATGGAAACCAAAGTTTCTTTATGGCACAAGAAGCTATTGATGTTACAGAAAATTCATTAAATAAAAATGCACAAGATTTATTTGATGCTCAAAATAAAAGAATTATAAATGTAGCTACACCTACAAGTAATAATGATGCCGTAAACAAAACGTATGTTGATGCAGTTGCAGGTTCAGCAACAGCGGCGGCGGCATCAGAAACAGCGGCGGCTAATAGTGCTACTGCGGCTCAAAATGCACAAGCGGCGGCAGAAGCGGCTTTAGATACTTTTGATGATGACTTTTTAGGAGCTAAATCAAGTGATCCTACTCTTGATAATGATGGGAATGCACTAACAGACGGAGCTCTATATTACAACACTACTGACAATCGTATGAAAGTATACGATTTAGGTACAACAGCTTGGCTTTTTATTTCACCTACTTCTACAGAGCAAACTAAAATTAATTCTGTTGCAGATAACATTAATGCAGTATCAACTGTATCTACAAATCTTACAGATATAAATGCTTTTGAAAACACTTACAAAATTTCAGCGACAGCACCATCAAGTCCAGTAGAAGGTACTTTATGGTTTGATACGACTGCTGATATTATGAAAGTGTACGATGGTTCGTCTTTTATAAACGCAGGGAGTTCTGTGAATGGGACATCGGGCAGGTTCAAATATATTGCAACAGCAAACCAAACTACTTTTACAGGTGCATCTCACTCTGATACTGGTGGTGCGGTATTAAGCTATGATGCAGGGTTTATAAATGTTTTCAAAAATGGTGTTCATCTTGACCCTTCAGATTACACGGCTACAGACGGAAACAATGTAGTTCTAGATGTAGGTTGTTCTGTAAATGATGAAATTTATGTTTTAACTTTTGGTACGTTTTCACTAGCTTCGTTTAGTGCAACGGCAGTCACTTCTGATACTCTAGCAGTAGCAAGAGGTGGAACAGGCAAAACGACTTCAGACCTTACAGGTAATCAAGGTAAAGCATTAGTTGTTAATTCAGCACAAAACGGATTTGATTTATCTACGACTTCTTCAGCAGAAGTTTATGGATTTGAAACTTATTACAATGGTTCTACTTTAGTTAAGACTGTGACGGTACAGTCAGTAGGTGGTTCAAACAAATATTTTATAGATGGTGTTCAACAAGATACTTTAGAATTATACGAAGGAAATACTTATGTATTTAATCACCCTTCAGCACACCCATTTAGATTTTCTACAGATAGCGGAAACTCAAATGCTTATACAACAGGTGTGACCGTAAATTCTTCGACACAAGTGACTATAGTAGTCGCTACAGGTGCACCTACTCTTTATTATTACTGCTCGTCTCATTCAGGAATGGGGGGACAAGCGAATACACCTGTACCTGCGGTAAACTCTGTAAGAGTTATTACGACTAATCAAGGTGCAGACAACATTTCTCAAAGTCAATACGCCAACTTTGATGAAAGTTTATTTAGTGCGAGTGGCTTTGTCTTCTCAATCTCAAATGGCGAACTAATAGCTACAATATAACAGGAGAAAAATTAATTATGGCTACAATAAATCTAGGCAATATAAAGTTCAATTGGAAGGGAACTTATAATGCTGGTACAGCTTACGCAATTGACGATGTTGTTTCTTACAATGGTTCGTCTTATGTTTGCATTTTAGCGAGTACAGGAAACCTTCCAACCAATACTACTTACTGGAATGTAATGTCAGAAGCAGGAACAGATGGTACTGACTTAACAACGACTTTAACGACACAAGGCGATTTAGTTTACAGAGATGGCTCTGGTCTACAAAGATTAGGTGCAGGAACTTCAGGACAATTCCTAAAGACGCAAGGCACAGGTGCTAATCCTACTTGGGCAGATTTAGCAAGTAATTATGTAAAAATAGCTGAAACAAACGTAACAACTGCATTAACAGCAGTTACATTTAACGCAGTATTTTCTGGTTCAGATTATCATGTATATCATCTTTATCACAATGACGTAAGATTAGGTACAAGTGGTGCGGAATTATATTTGAGACTTAGAAGAAGCAATGCTGACATTTCGTCTGCTAGTTATGATTGGTTTACTAATCTTGGCTACCACAATGGTTCTTCGGCAGGTCATACTTATTCTGTTGGTAGAGGTAGCGATTATGCAAGAGCATCTGGGCAAGATTATTCTGGGTCAAGCGGAGACCACGCAAATAGCGGTACGAGTACTTTTGTAAATCCAACAAAATCTGCACACCCATCTGGCGGTACTGCGGTATCTAACTGGAAATATTTTTATAATCATGGTTTTCAAATGGGTCATGGTGGTACAAACAACACCATTAGACCATATCAAGGTGGTGGAATATTAAAAGATAGTGGTGCTGTTGATGGCTTTACTATGTATGCTTCTTCAGGAAATATAGAAGCAGGAAATTTTGTTTTATATGGAGTGAAAAGATAATATGAAAAAAATAATAATTGATTTAGAAAATCCAAATGGTGTTTTAGTAGATTTAACTGCTGAAGAAATAGAATTAAAAGAAGCTCAAGATGCTAATTTTAAAACTATGAAAGAAGCAGAAGAAGAAGAAAATCAAGCTAAAGAAGACATAAAAGCTAGTGCAAAAGCTAAATTAGTGGCAGGAGAGCCATTAACTGAAGCTGAAGCAGATACTTTGGTAATATAATGAGTAAGGCACGAGACTTATCTGACATTGTTTCCAACTTATCTGCTAACCAAGAGAAAGCCGTTGTTGTAAATAGTTCAGGAACAGAACTTACTTTTGGAGACGCAGGTTCTTCAGACTTATATGGTTTTGTAAAAACGAATGGTACAGGTTCACAAAAAGAAGACCTTATTGTTCATTACACAAATGGTGCAGACGACTTGTCTGTAGCAAACAACGATACAGAACAATCAGATAAATTTGACGAAAGTTTTGTAGCGAAAAGAGGACTAACTTTCACAGTAGACACAAACGGAAACTTGGAAGTCACAGTCTAAATCAATCAATAAAAATAAATAAGGAGAAAATAAATAATGGCAACATTAAATTTAGGTAGAATTAAGCCAGTATTCAGAGGTGCTTATAATAGTGCTACTGCTTATGTCGTTGATGACATAGTGACTTCAGGTGGTGAGACTTTTATTTGCATACTAGCGTCTACTGGAAATGCGACTTCCAATGCTACCTATTGGACTAAACTCGCAGAAAAAGGATTAGACGGAACTGATGTAGGTACAACACTTACTACGCAGGGAGACATCTTATATAGAGACGGAAGTGGACTTGCTAGACTTGGTTATGGAACGGCAGGACAACTACTTCAAACTGGTGGTTCAGGTGCTAATCCAAGTTGGACAAACGCACCAGTAGGAATTAGTGGTGCTGATATGTGGAGAATGACATCAAATTCAGGTACTACTGCACAAGACCCAGTCACACCACTTGAAAGAGTAGATGACGCAACCTTTGCTAAAATTGGAACTGGTATGTCATACTCATCAGGTATTTTTACTTTTCCTGAAACTGGTTTGTGGTGGGTGCGTTATAACTGGGATGGAGATTCAAGTAATGTAGGTGGTCATCAAAAAATATGGGCTTCTACAGATAGTGGTTCATCTTATGATGAATTAACTTCTCCACACACAGGAGACGGTCAAGGTTGGTATATTGGTTCTAGTACAGAAGCATTTGTAAATGTCACTAATGCTTCAACATTTAGAGTTAAGTTTGAAAAGGTTGGTGCTTGGAATATGTATGGAAATACTAATTCTAATAGAACAATGATGACATTTGTAAGACTAGGCGATAGCCAATAATAATAAGGAGAATATAAATTATGGAAAAAGATTATTTAAGTTTAGCTTTAGACACTTTTAATGGTGGTGGTTGGTATCATTGGAAAAAGGAAGATGACAATGGAAATAAAATTCCTAATTCTGAACGTATGCAATATCAGTACATTAAAATTGTTAAAGAAGGTGCAACAATGCCAAGTGAAGCTGAAGTAAATGCAAAAATACAAGAACTTCAAGACGCAGACGCTAATATATCAAATATTAGAGCAAGTGCGAAAGCAAAGCTAATGGCAGGAGAAGCATTAACTGAAGAAGAAGCTAATCTTACACTTCACATTAAATAACAATGCCTAGAAAAAAGCTGACACCTCGTGAATACGGAGAGGTATCAGCAGGAGTAAGACTTTCTTCACACGAAAAGTTATGTGCAGAGAGAATGAAACATATTCAGGAAAGTATTAAAGAGTTAAGCAAAGAAGTTAAATCATTAAGAACTGAAGTATCAAAAGGTAAAGGTGCGATTTCTGTATTAGTATTTTTAGGTACTTTAATAGTTGGATTAGTCGGATTCTTTAAGTGGAATGGCTAAAAAGAAATCTAACTTCTTAAATAAAGAGGTTCACGAAACCAGAAGCAAATTTAAAAAGACTTCTATATCAACAAACAAAAGTAAAATTAAATGGTCTTCTATGAATAAACACAAAAGGAGACAACATAAAAAATGAAATTAGTTTTATTTATGTTTATGTGTTCTGCAACAGCACAACAATGTATGCCACCTTATGAAGCGGCAATATTAAATAGTCATTATGATTGTATGGTTAGAGGATATAATGAAAGTATAAGACAATTAGAAAAAATTGGTGTAGAAGAAGTAAATAAAAATAAAATCTATTTTAGATTTATTTGTCAAGAAACTATTACAGAAGGAGTATAATAAAATGGCAAAAAGACGTGGATTATATGCAAATATAAATGCAAGGAAAAAAGCAGGTACTTCAAGACCAAAATCTAAAAGTACCATTTCAGCTAAAGCATATGCTAATATGAAAGCAGGTTTTCCTAAAAAGAAAAAATATGCGTAGTAGAAACTACAAAGCAGAATACCGAAAATACCAAAGTTCTACAAAGTCAAAATTAGATAGAGCATCTAGAAATAGAGCAAGAAGAAGATTAGCTCGTTTAGGTGCTGTATCAAAAGGTGATGGTCGAGACATAGATCATAGAAATAAAAATCCTAGAGATAACTCTATGTCAAATTTAAGAGTAACATCAAAAAAATTAAACAGAGGAAGATACAGAGTATCATAATATGTGGTTAAATTTATTATCAATGGGCATCAAGACTGGTGCAAAATTATATTCTGATAAACAAAAAACAAAAGAAGCTTTATCAGAAGCTAGACTACTTCACGCCGAGAAGATGAAACGAGGGGACATCGAGTACCAAGGAAAAGTATTTGAGAACCAGAAGGGAGACTGGAAGGACGAGTTCGTACTTTTGACGGTCAGCTCCCCTTTGTTTCTCTTGGCATATTCTGTGTTTGCAGAAGATGAAGAAATACAAAATAAAATAGATTTATATTTTGAGAAGCTCCAACAGATGCCGTGGTGGCTAGTTTCATTGTGGATTAGTATTGTTGCGGCAATCTATGGAATAAAAGCTACAGATTTAGTAAAACGAAAATAGGAGATAATATGAAAGAGTTTAAAAGTAATATGCAACACTTATGGTTATTTCATAGAAAAACTGTATTAGTTGTAGGGGTACTATTTGTTATTGCAATAGTATTATAATAATGAAAACAATTATTAATTGGATTAAAAAATTTTGGAAAAAACAGGAAAAAGCAATAGAAGACGCTATGCCTATAGCTTTTCCTGAACCCGAAGAAATAAACAAAGATAACCTTTGTCCTACTTGTCATAAAGACTTTGGTTGTCAATGTGAGTAGTTATGAAAGTATCTGAAAACACTTCAGTAAGTATGCCGATCAAAAATATGATTGGGATAATCGTAGCCGTCAGTTTAGGTATATTCGCATTCACCGAGATTACGGCTAGGTTAACAAGTCTAGAGACTTCAAGAGAATTAATGAATGCTGACTTGTTAAAAGCAAGTGAACAGACTACCGTAGATAAAGAACAATTTATCCTTATAGAAGATTTATATAAGACTACTGATGAACATACAGAATTATTAAACAAAAACATTCACAATCAAGTAATGCTACAGCATTTAGAAAAACAATTAGAAAAAGCATTAGCTGATTTAGAAAAATTAAAAGATAAAGTTAGGGAGAACGGAAATGGAAATAGTCATTAGTCTATTAATGTTTCTGGGAGAACCTGCTGTATTAAAAGAACATTTATATATACAAGATCAAAAAATGGCGACTTGCCTTAAAATGAAAAGAATTAGCGAAAGATCGTCAAATGCTAAATACCAATGTGCTAAAGTAAAAGCTACAGTTAAAGTAGATGAATATTCTGGTGAGAAAAAAATTACTAGCATAACAAGTATGGACTAATGAGAAAAGAACACAAAAGCCCTACTGGTGGATTAACTGCAAAAGGTAGAGCATACTTTAAAGCTAAAGGTCATAATCTAAAAGCTCCCGTCACAGGAAAAGTAAAACGAGGATCAAAAGCGGCAAAAAGAAGAAAGAGCTTTTGTGCTCGTATGTCTGGAGTTAAGGGTGCTATGAAAGATAGCAAAGGTAGACCAACAAGAAAAGCATTAGCTCTACGAAAATGGAAATGTTAAACTATGAGTAAAAAATTAAAAGCATTAACTAAACAACAAATGAGCACACTTAAAAAACATTCTGTTCATCATTCAACAAAACATATGAATTTTATGAAAGATCAAATGCGAAAAGGAAAATCATTCAAAGTCGCACACAGAATGGCTCAATCAAAAGTTGGAACATAATATGAGTAAAGAAACAGAAAAAAAATTATCAGAACTGCACAGCAAACTAACTGATAAACTACTAGAAAAAATCAGAGACCCAGAAGTAAAAGCTTCTGATCTTAACGTTGCTAGGCAGTTTTTAAAGGATAATAACATAGATTGTGTACCTACCGAGAACAACTCTATGGCGAAACTTGCAGAGGAGCTCCCATTTAAGCTCTCTGATGTAATACAAGGTAAAGGAGACATAAAGCAATAAACGCTTATATACACGCCTCTAGTGGCGTTTAAAGGGTATATTATGAAAGAGATAACCCAAGATTTCAGGAACTTCCTGTATATCGCTTGGAAACATTTAAATCTTCCAAGCCCAACAAAAGTGCAATTTGATATTGCTGACTATTTACAGAATGCACCAAGACGAGCAGTTATACAAGCCTTTCGAGGTGTAGGTAAGTCTTGGATATGTAGTGCCTTTGTATGTTGGAACTTGTTGAAAAACCCCGACTTAAAATTTCTCGTAGTATCAGCAAGTAAAACAAGAGCAGATGATTTCAGTACATTTACAAAAAGACTAATAACTGAAATGGACATACTAAAGCACTTAACACCAAGATCAGACCAAAGGGGAAGTAATGTATCCTTTGATGTTGCCCCTGCAAAAGCGGCACACTCTCCATCTGTTAAGTCCGTAGGAATCACAGGACAACTAACAGGTAGTAGAGCAGATTATATTATTTCTGATGACTGCGAAAGTTTAAACAATAGTTTAACTCAAAGTATGAGAGATAAACTTACAGATAACGTTAAAGAGTTTGAAGCTGTGTTATCTCCTAATGGTAAGATTATATTTTTAGGTACACCACAATCGGATATGTCAGTTTATAATGACTTACCGACTAGAGGATATGAAACTAGAATATGGACAGCTAGAAATCCTGAAAAACTAAAAGCATATAGATATGAAAACAAACTAGCACCTTTTATTAAAGAAGGTAAGTTTGGAGAGCTAGAACCTATTGATCCCGAAAGGTTTGATGATTTAGAGCTCAAAGAAAGAGAAGCAAGTTATGGACGAAGTGGCTTTGCCCTTCAGTTTATGCTTGATACTACTTTATCAGATAAAGAAAGATACCCACTTAAATTAAGTGATTTAGTAGTAATGGACATCAATAATGATGTAGCTCCCGTCAAGTTAGCTTGGGCGGGTAGTCCCGAATACATTTGTGAAGATTTACCAAGCGTAGGTTTTACAGGAGATAAGTATTATAAACCTATGTTTAAATCCGAAGACTTTGGAGATTACAAAGGTTCTGTAATGTCTATTGATCCTGCGGGTCGTGGTCAAGATGAATTGGCGATTGCCATAGTCAAACAGCTAGGTGGTAATCTATTTGTGCAGAACTGCACGGGGTTAAGTGGTGGGTATACAGAAAGCAATCTAACGAAGATTGCAACACTAGCTAGAGACACTAAAGTTAATATGATTATCGTTGAAAGTAACTTTGGTGATGGTATGTTTACACAACTATTAAAACCTGTAGTCCAAAGGTATTATCCTGTGACTATAGAAGAAGTTAATCATACCAAACAAAAGGAACTTCGTATCATTGATACGTTAGAACCTGTGATGAACCAACATAGGTTGGTTGTTAGTCCGCAGTTAATACGTCAAGATTTTGACACAACTGACCCTAACTACCAATTATTCTATCAGTTAACTAGGATAACAAAAGATAGAGGATCATTAAGAAATGATGACCGACTTGATGCTCTTGCAATCGCTGTTGCCTATTGGGTAGAACAAATGGCTATAGACAGCGAGAACCAACTTCAAGATCATAGAGAACAATTATTGAAACAAGACTTGGAGAAGTTTCTAGAAGGAACTTTTGGACATAGCCAAACAAAAGACCGATGGTTTTAAAGACAAGCACGGGCTAATACAACTACTACGATTACTCTGATTAGTATTAACTATAGTATTATATCTATAGTATTAGTTGTAGTATTATATCTATTAGATAATATCAGAGTGTTATCTCATTAGGTACACGCTGGAGAACTACATATTGTAGTGTTAGTAGTCCTGACTACCAATTTTATCAAGGATTAAGCTAAAAGCTAGTATTGGCGTAGGTAGTTAACGACCGAAACAACTCGGGTGTTGCACAATTACAACATCTTGTCAACTCATTTTGTTTTGTTGAAAAAATCTGAAAGGGTATCTTGTTATCGTTCACTATCGAAAAACCCCCGTACACGTCTAGGTTGCATTTTAAAAAGACAAAATTAAAAAGCTAGAAACCACAACAAACAATAATAAGGATATACAATCCGTTTTATCTAAAATTATAACGGCTTGTTTTTTTTGTGGGTGGTTTCTTTAAGTGACGGGGTGTATCTGTTTTTTTTGTTTGTGAAAAATCCTAAACCAGAACGGACAGAAAAATTTTAATTAACTCGTTATGACTTGTTGCAAACTTTGGACATCTACAACAAGTCATAAGTTTAACAGGTGATTAACCTGCTGGTGTGTTTGGTTTTGTTTCCGTTGTTTCCGTTGAACTCTTAACGGGTTGTTTTGGTGTTTCCATTATTTCAGATGGAAACGGAAACGAAAGCTGAACGGGTTGTTTTGTCTTTTTCTTTAATGGTCGCACACGTTCAGTTATTGTATAGGTTATTGTCTTTTTACGGACATAACCCTTTTCTTTTAAAGTTAATGGTTTCGACTTGTTATCCATTATTGACCTCACTTTCCGTTTTTGGTTGTTGTTGTTGATTTAAAGAACTCGGGATATTTGCCCTCGTTCTTATTGCCCGAACACGTCTAAATTTTAACGGCTCGGATAGTTTTAAAGTAGGTACATTAAAAGAAATATTATTAAATCTTTTTTTGTATCTAACGTTAAAACTTTCCACTTTACGAAACAACTTACTATTATTTGTGTTTCTAAAATGAAACTGATTTAACACGGGATATAAACCTCTGTTTTTACTTACCCATAAAATAAACTTTTTATAGTTTAAATCGGAATAGCTTAACGAGTTTGATTGTGCATAAATAGTTAACCCGTGAACGAACTCTAAATATCTATACATTGTTGTTGCTGAAATATTGCCCTTGAATAATCTAAATTCTAAAGTTTTCTCATTAGAGTTATTTAATATTTCGTATCTGTCGGTTATTGACCTCGTATAGAACTTTAATTTTTTACCAAACACCACCCGAGAATAAGACGTATCGTTAGCTAAATCACGTCCCGCAATCTCACAAAGATATTTAAAATTCGGCTCATAATTTAAAAACACACCTAATAAACCTTGTTGAAAAGGTGTTAATAAATGTTTTGGAATATGAACGTGAACACCCGTTTTTTTATCTTTATAACTATACAAATAATCTTTTACGTTTTTTTCAAATTTAAACCAATAATCAGTTTGTTTTGCATAATCTAAAGTCATTGGGACAATATTTAACTCTAATCCGTTTTGACCTAACGAGCCGTCACTTTTACAAATAGCCGTACCCGATAAAATATCTTCCTCTAATCTTTTAACAATATTTCTCGGACATCTATTAGATTTATTTACCTCTAATTCAACACCGAGATAAAGATTTTTGTTTTTGTCTTTTTCGTATGGCATTTGTGCAAACGGCAATTTTTCAACTACCTTGAAACTATACTCACGCAAACGATTATTATTTGTTGTTAAATTTACACTCGGAAATTGCTCTTTTGTTTTTGTATCAACATTAAAAACAATAGTTTTTTTACTACTCATATATTCGGCTTTAATATATCTATCTTGTGTATCTTTATTATCATAACCCAAATTTGCATTGTAGTTATTCCGTGCATAAAAATTAGAAATAAATAACTCGTTATGATTATGTAAATAAAAAGAATTAAAAGCTAAATTATATTTTGACATAACCGAAATTAAATTATCCATTGGTACATCTCGATAAAAAGAACTTACGTTCCCAAATCTATAAAATAAACCCGTTATAGAACATTGGAATATTTTATTTTTTTCAATTAAATCCCAATCTA